GGTCACGTTTCGTCCCCTCGTTCCTCTCCGCGCCACCTTTTTTTCTTTTTGTTTTTTTATTTTTTCTTAACTTTCTTTTTTTGGTTGGTGCTTTTTTCTTAATATTTTTCTTTGATTTTTTACTTTTTCTTTTTTTATTTTTTCTAGTTTTTCTAGTTTTTCTAGTTTTTCTTCGCTTCTTTCTACCTCCTAGTTGAATCACTTTCTCTCCCACCGCGGGAAAGCCCTTTTTTAAATGAGCTAATGTATCTATTCCAGCCATTTCAGAAGCAAAATCCATAAGTGCGTCTGCTCCTTTTTCTTTTTCTTTATTCTCTTTTGCTCTTACTGCTGCTAGTGCTGCTGCAGCAGTTGCTTCATCTGGTTCCATATATACTGAAGGACCTATATCTTTAGCTTCTACTAGATTTGTTTTGGATTGTTTATTACCACTACTGTTTAGTCTAGGTACGAATGAGTTTACATTACTGATGTGATAGTTATGTGGCTCCTCCAAGTCACTTCGAAAAAAAGAACTGTATTCTTTTTTACCATCACCTCTATCAGAACCAATATATTCTACAGTAATCTTCTTTTCCGTTTCTTTGTGAAATTTTGCTTTATGATAGCGCCATATGTTATCCTCATGACTCCATAATACATAATATATAGTATTATTCATTTCCTTATTATATTATATACTTAGACAATAAATATATAATTCTCTAAAACTTCCATCTAGCCCCACAATTCAAACAAGTAACAAACGTAGTCATAGGTTCATCCGCCGAACGAGTCTGCATCTGATAATAACTACACTGATTTTTTTTACATTTATAGCACTTAAAATCTGTAGTCATCGCCTTTGGTGTATCAAACTTTTTGGAATCTCTTTGCTTTTTTGCTTCTATCAATTTACTCCACTTATCTATGTTCATTTCTTGATGAGTCATAAAAGCCAACTCATTTGGTTTAATTTTTTTATTTTTTAATTGGTTTATTAAAGTTGGTGTTTCTTTCAAATTTATATATATACTTCTTAAACGGTCTATATATAATTCAACAAAATATGGATTATCCCATTTTTTTATTACAGCACGTCTACCAGCATCGGTTATACAAAAATTATATATACCTATCTCCAAATTTTTACTAATTTTAGTATCTTCTATTAATTTATTTAAATTGTCTACAATATTATTCCTAAAAATATCTGGATTATCTATAGTATGCATTGAATTATTAGTAGTAATCTTTTTTATTTTTAAATCAATTTTATTAATAATATTGATTAATAATTTTTATTCATCGTCAGAATATGAATATTCTTCGTAATCTAATTCTGAACCTTCATCCCCCCAACTATCTTCTTCTTCTTCCTCTTCTTCTTCATCATCGTCATCTTCTGAATCTACTACAAATCCATCTTTTAAATAACCATTTTTTGTTTTCATTTCTTTAGGAACATTTTCTAATTCGTCTTCTTCTTTTTCATCTTGCTCTGCAGTCGCCGAAAGATCCTCAAATCCACCAAACAATTTTTCATAAACTTTATTCCATAAATCTAAAGATAAGTCTGTAATCTCTTTATTTTCTATTTTTACTAATGCGGCACTTCCAAAAAATAAAGCCGTATCTACTGGGGGAGGCAAATCATATTTATTTTCCATATTTGCACGACCTTCATCTTTTGCAAAACATTTAATCACATGTTCTTCACCGTCTATTTTAACATTCCAACAAGCCCGTTCCTTAAAATTTTCAGAGGTTTTAAATCCACACTTTTTATATAATTCATCTACAGATACCTTTCTTACATTTGTTTCTTTTAAATTTCCATTTTTTTCAATGACGACAATCTTTACCATTATATTCATTTGTTGAATCGGTTTAAATGGTTTAGATTAATAATTATAACTATGAAAATTTTCATTAAAACAATTCCAAAAAAAGTAAATATAAAAAATATAAGTGAATATAATATCAAAACAATTGAAAAAAAATATATATACTCCTTAGAAGGTATATTTTGTTTATATAATGATACATTAAAAAAAATAACCATACAAGATGATGATTATTCTATTATTAATATTAATAACGTTGAACTTATATGTGATAATAGTAAAATAATTAGCAAATCTCCTATTAAATTACCGTTTAATTATAAAGAACAAGATGTCATTATCAATATCTATGCATTAAGAAAAAACTCACCAATAACATTAAATATTGAAATGATAAAGGATGAAATAAAAGATATTTATTTTTTTACAAACGATACTAGCATAGAACATTTTTCTTCACAAGAAGATATAATTTTTTTTTTAAACACGTTGTAAATTTATCGAATTTATATTTTAATATTATATTATGTATTACTCAATTGTTGAGACCGCTATTATATCTATTATCCTTATTTTTACCGTACATTATTTATTTGATTATTTAAAAAACACATTAACCGTTTACAAAACCAATAATGTATTACATAAACATAATGAAAAGTATCAAGAAATTCTAGATATAATGCAAAGTAATAAAGATAATCCAAAGGAAACAACACCATCCATGAAAGATGAACTTAAAAACTTTCTAAGAAGTAGAAATTAAAAGGTATATAAAGCCTAGATATAAATTATATATAATATAATGAAAATTTACGAAAAAGATATTGTATTGAAAAGATTTCCGAAAATTGAACTTTCTTATGTTAAAACCGTACATAACAAAGTTTATAGTGATATTGTTTTAGCTATACCGTATGGAAAAAAATACTATGCTTGGTTTTCTTATTATAAAAAGGATTTTGTTTGTTTTTTTTTAGAAATCGCAAGAAACAATGATATATATAGCATATCCATACATCCAGTATGTTTTCATAAAGATTTAGCAAAAAATACTATTTTTTATGGAACGTTTATTGAAAATAGATTCTTTTTTATTGAAAATATTTATTACTATAAAAACGTGAATGTTAGTTTATACAATTACGATAAAAAATTAAAACTTATAGAACAAATATTTGATAATGAATTAAAACAAACTATTTTTACATCAAAAGATATATATTTTGGATTACCTATTATAAAAAATACGTTTCAAGATATTATTGGTTTAATTCCCTATTTAAATTATAATATTTATGCTATACAATTTCGGAAATTATCACAAGTACATAACGCATGTAATTTGGTATATAAAAAAAATACAACTTCAAAAGCATATTTTGAAGTTAAGGCGAATATACAAAATGATATTTATGATTTATATTGTTTAGACGAAAACAATAACAAAATATTTTATTCTTATGCAGTTATTCCTAATTATAGTACTAGTACTATGATGAACGATATATTTAGAAATATAAAAGAAAATAAGAATCTAGATGCGCTAGAAGAAAGTGATGATGAAGAAGAGTTTGAAAATATAAATGAAGATAAATTTATTAGTTTAAATACTGTAAAAACCATGGAATGTTCGTTTAATACTCAACACTCTAAGTGGTCTCCGATTAAAGTCGTTTATAATAAAACAATTGACAAAAAAAAAGATATAATTTATATGGAAAAATTATTATAATTTTATTATGTATATGAATCTACAAAGTGTTCCGAGTTTATTTGGAAGTACTACTGGTGCTGTTGCTGGATGTGGAGCATGTTCTGGAGGAGGATATAAAAAAAAATCAAAGCGAAAAACAAAGCGCGGTGGATACAAAAAAAAATCTACTACTCATAAAAAAAGAAAAACTAAAAGTGGTGCATACAAAAAATTAAAACGTAAGCGCAAATCTAGAAACATCATTAATTATTGTAAATAATAACATATAATTTATTTTATTTATATAAATTATATGAAAACTACTATAGATTTAAATTACTTATTATTACCTATTGGATTTTTAATTCATGCTATTACTATTTCAATCACTGGTTTTTTAATACTTTTTTGCAATGACGTAAAAACTATAGCATTTGTATCTTTTATAATTTTTCTAGTATTCATTCAAACATTAATGTATGGTTGCTTACTAAATAAATTAGAAAATAATGCTACGATGAAGCTTCTTACAGATATCGCTATTAAATGTTTAAATTTAAAATCTAAATCACGTGATTTAATTGAAGATTTACCTAAAATATTAGTAGGTCTTACTTTGTCTGCCTATTTAGTAAAATTAAGTATACTTACTTTATTTTCATATGAAAACATTAAATTTATAGAAGCAGGTATTGTTAGTTTTATGTTTTTAAAATTTACGGATTCCTTTAAAAAATTTAAATATGTATATAACCAAATAGTAAGATACTAATGCAGGTAATACTTCATGAATTACTGAAATTTTATCATATTGCTTATCATATTTTCTTGTATTGAATATGATATCAAACAATTCTGGACTATAATTATGAAAAGGGTCATCGTGATGAACTTGATGATACTTATTATCCGTTATTACACTGTAATAAAATATATGTATACCAATGTACAACAAAGCAGAATATAATATTAATTTTAAATTAAATATTTTTATACCTGCAATTTTTTGACCTAGATACAAAACAAAAAAACCCATAAAATTATTGAACGCTTCTATCATTAATTCTAACCACCTTGGAATACTATCAACCTTTGCGTGATGAATACTTACATGACTATTAATAATATTTAAAGGATATTTTAACGAAGCATGATGTGCATATACATGCCCCATATAACTCCAATAAAACAAAAATAATGATTGTATAATTGCACTAGGAAGTCCATCCTCTTTACGAACTAACATTACTGCAAACCCCATCCATACTATTGCTATTAATATAATTGTAATCATTCGTTCGTTATCCATTATATATAACGAAATATTATATTTCGTTCTTATCTATTATAGTTTCTTTTGCTATATTTTTAATTACTTTCTGTCTTGATTCTTCGCTTCCTAAATCATTACTCATAACAGTTTTTACTAGATTTAAATATCCATTTCTACCTTCTTCCGTTTTTTCCCAATCTGGATTTTTATCAACCCATTCATTAATCGCCCTCCTCTCCATGTTTACAATATCTGATATAGATTTTGTTAATTTATTGTTTTCACTTTCCTTTTCCCATGAATCATTGTCTTTAATGTATAATACATCTCGCTTTGAATCCATGCAATGAATCGGACGTTCGTCCATTTTTAATTCTTTTAAACCGTTCACCATTACTGAAGTTACACCTTCGATCAAACCCTTCTCTTTGGTATAATTTAAGTCTTCAAACTTTATCTGGAGAGATTTCACAAAATCACTCATATTAATTGCATTTTTACATGTTTCGTTTAAAAATACATTTATATTAAAATTGTTCGTTTGGCCAACTTTCGGTACTAGATCGTTAATAATTTCTTGCTGATTATTTATTGTATCTAAAAGCTTACTTTGAGTTTCCATCACAGTATTTACAGTTTTTGTTATTTTTTTTATTTCATTAATTAGAACCTCGTTTTTTTGATCTTCAAAATCTTGATTTTTGCCCTTTTTTTTAGGTCTCTTTTTTGCCATACTTTTCGCGTTTTTCGGGGT